GTATGAATTCCTCAAGTACACCATCTAAAAACCAGGTTGCTGTGTAGATTAAGTCGGTATCTTTCCATTCATCATACTTAGCTAAGTTAAGTGATGATAGACAACATACAAATGAATGTGATTCATCGGTGTGTAATGTGATTTCTGAACAAATATTGGTCATATAAACCTTTAAACCATTTTGCTTATACGCTTCTGGGTTTTGTTTGTTCACATTACCTTTATACATAATATAAGGTTCGCCAGTTGCTTTACGCTTTTGGAGTACTTTACCCCATTTGCGTCGAGCTTCTGCATCACCTTCATCTAGCTTTCGCATAAATTTATCTGAAATAACTACACATTGATGCAAATTAAGACATTGGCGGTTAACATCCCCTTTGGGTTCTCGAATCTCTAACCAATCCTCAAAGTCCGGATGTTCGATGTTTAAGTTAACTGATGACGCGCCTCTTCGAACAGAACCTTGATTGGTTGCTAGGATCGTTGAATCATATATCTTTGCAAATGGTACCACACCATCCGATGTTCCGTTTTGTGATATTTTGCTACCTGCTGGACGAATCATGTTCATCCCAATACCAACTCCTCCGCCATGCTTAGCCAAAAGCATCATTTCCAAGTTTTTTGTTCCGATATCAGCAATACTGTCTGCTACATCGATACCAAAACATGAAATTGGCAATCCTCTATCAGTTCCTGTGTTAGATAATACCGGAGTAGCTAGGTTTAACCAGCCTTTCCAGATATAATCAAAGAATTTGCTTGCCATATGTGGTTTATCCAATCTTTGTGCTACTCGAGATGCAACTCTCCAATAAGCATCTTTAGGTTTTTCACCTGCTAGCAAATATCCTTTTGAGATAGTTTTTACATAAATCTCTGTATTGCCCCACTCTGGGTAATCGACGCCGATTTCCCATCCAAATTCTTCTCCGTAATTCTTCATTGTTTTATTTTTTACCATAATCCGTCGTTCCAATCTTCACCTTCATTTGCTTTGCTATAATCAGTTGGTCTTACTGCGAAGAAATCTGTATGTGTAAGCCCGCCTGTGAGGTGATAAAACCAATCCAATTGTTCTGCAGATTTTACATCATACGAGAAAATTGATTCATAACCTAATTCATATAATTTTTCATTAGCTCGTTTGCGAATGAAATTTTTCAAATCTTTTTTCTTTAAATTTTCCAAGTCTCCTTGTTCAAACATCTTGTCAATGAAATTCTCTTCCATCTGCACTATAAGTGCTGCGGCCATTTCAACAGAATTTCGCACATCAGCTGATAATTCTGGATACTCTTCGCATATGTGTCGAAAAAGTTGACATCCCATTTTTGAGTGTAAGGATTCATCTCGTACAGACCATTTCATTTGCTGACCAATACCCTTTAACATGTTGCGCATTTGAAATGAATACAACACTGCAAAAGATGAATAAAGTGATACGCCTTCTGCAAATGCTGAGAAGATTGCTAATGACCGAGCTACTTCTTTTCTAGCTTCTGGATTAGTAGCTAAATCTTCAGGAGTCCAATCAGCGGTGGTGCTTGTTAAAAACTCAAATTTCTCAGCTGTTGCTGGTTCATGTAAAAATGCTTCAAAATCATCTAATCCTAATGTTTCATTAAGATATGAATATGCATTTGCATGTATCGTTTCTTGTGAACCGAATGCCATTGCCATTTGACGAATTTCGTGTTTAGGAAACCATTTAGTAACCATACCTGTCCAATAGTCAGATACAGCACATTCTGTTTGAGCAAAACCTAATAAAATGTTGCCAACCAAATTCTTTTCATGTGGCTGTAAATTTTCGTTCCAATCTTTAATATCTCCTTGCATTGGTATTTCTGTATGCAGCCAGAATGCTTGGCATTGTGGTAACCAACCATCATTATAATAGGTTGGGTATTCAAATGGTTTGAATGGAATTCGATTCTCGAAAATTTTCGGCATCATTTCTCCTTTTAATAATTAATAACTTAGTTTATTTGGACAAAAAAGGCCGGGTTTTGTGACCCGACCTCATTCAATAATAAATATCAAATTTATCCTAAAGTTCCACCCAAATCTTTAAATTTTTGAGCTAAATTTTTCTTAACAATATTCTCTCCAGTTTTCATAACTTGTGTAGTTTGTTTACCTTGAGTTGTCTGTGGTTCAAAGAATTGGAATTGGCCATTATTGGTATTAATTTTACATGGCAACGTAATACCATCAGGTCCGAATCTATTCTTAATTACGTGGCCCCTACCTGTACCTGACATCTTATCCTCTACTTTTCTGGAAAGTGAAACGAGGAAGTCAGCTACCATCACTTTACCATAAGATGATGCAATTTTATCTGCTTCGATAATGTCATCTTCTAAGGCGCTTCTTCCTGCTTGTGATGCAGTCCAGACTGGAATGTCATATTCCCCAGCCATTCCTCTTAAATCCTCGTACAGCTCCTCTAATGCCTCGTGTTTATCCTTTTTTGTATTGATCTTCAACAAGTCACCATAATCCACAATTACTAGTGCAGGAGCATTACCTAACATGATTGTCTTTTCTAAATGGGCTTTAAGACCCATAACTCCTACTGATTTAGTTGGGAAATATTTTACAATCAAATTACCAGAAAGTGTCTTCATTCGTTCTTCAACGGTATCTTGATGGTGTTTCAATGTTTGTGCATTAATACCTGTCAATACAGAGTCATATCGTTGACCAACATAGTTTTCATTTAACTCTAATGTATAATGAATAACTGTTTTGCCGGCTTTTACTGCATTTGCTCCAATATTAATAAGAAGCCATGATTTACCAATACCAGCAGGTGCCATTACAACGCCTAATTCACCGGGAGCTAAACCACCATCCATTAAATCGTCAATTACATCCCAACCAGTTGTGATTGTATGTCTCGATGCTTCTGCATATCGAGCTGAAATATTTGCTTTGTATTCTAATCCAATATTGGTGTCAGCTCCAGCTTTCATTGCACCATCAATTTTGCTTTTTATTTCATCATAGTTACCCATTTTGAGTAAACTAACTGAATCCATAATTGCTCGTTTGATTTCTTGATTCTTACAAAATTTTAAAATCTCATCTTTAACAAATGATAAATCATCTGACTCCATATATCGGAACACTTCTTTGAGTTGTTCTAATACAGCTGTCTTTAAAATATCATTGTCAATCTCTGTTACTTTAACCTTTAGTACATCTTTTGATGGTGGGCATTTATATTCTCGGAAGTGTGATATAATAACATCTAATAACCAACTATTTGAATCAGATTCGAAATAGTCTGATTGAATGATATCTGCAATTTGTTGTAAAAATAATCTATCGGTAAACATTGCGGCTAGGACTTTTACTTGAAATCCATAGCCATACTCGGTTAATCGGTCTGTCATATATTCATTATAATGAAATTTTCATTAAAATCAAAGTTTATTTGTGTGTTTGTTTAGCAAATGCGGATAAAGATAACCAAGTATTAGTTAACCAATCTGGTAAGTTCTTCATTATTGCCCACATTTTGTCTTCATAAAATAATCTCTGAAACTCACTGCGGTTTAAATCCGAAATTGGTTGTTCAACAATGCCTCTAATCTTACTAGCTGTTTGAGCTGGAAAGTCTAATGCCTTTAAATCCATTAATCGATGATTTTGTTCTAGTATTTTGGAATTATCCAAAATCTTTTGATATGCCTTTGTTTCGGTTACTAAAGTAGAACTTTTATCAAATAATGCATCTAAGGTAAATTCATTAGGTGCTGTAAGCTCTGGAATTAGTTTTAATATGGTTTTTGGCCCAATTCCCATAACTCCAGGGATGTTATCTGATTTGTCTCCAGTAAACGCTCGATATAGTACCATGTTATTTGGATGCACATTAAATTCTTCTAATACAGCATCAACATCATACATTTTCTTTTTAATAGGAGACCAAACTTGGATGCGGTCATCTACTAATTGATAGAAATCTCGATCGGTGGATACAATTGTAATCTTTTTACATTCAGTTTCATACATTTGAGCTAGGTATGCAATTGCATCATCTGCTTCGATGCCATCCATCGCCATAAAGGTAACTGGTAAGCAATCTAAGTATGAAACTAAACGACTAAATTGATGTCGCATTGATTCTTGTTCGTCATCGATCGATGTATCGTGATGATCGTGTCTACGCAATTTGGTTTTATTGGCACGATTAGCTTTATAATCACCATAAATTGTTTTGCGTCGAGCAGAGCCGCCTCTGCCGTCGAAAATGATAACCACACGTGTGGGTTTAAAATCTCGAACTACTTTACCTACTGAGTAAAGAAATCCGGTGATGCCCCCGATGTGGTCGCCATCCTCGTTATAAGCTGGGGTTGCGCCAAATGCTCTGATGAATGTGTTTAGTCCATCTAATACCATGATATGATCGTTGACATTAGATGGCGCTAAACTACGTTCTTTTTGTAACTCTTTAAATAACTGCTGATACTTATTCATTATCCTTCTTCGTCAATGATGTCAGTTGTTATAATTACATCATCTATCCCGCCATCGATACCAGCTTGATATTTGAATATGTAAGCATCACAGATTCTTTGATATAACCGTTCTTTAATTTCTGGGTGATTGATCACCTTTTCAATAAAGTTTTTGCTTTGGAATTTGATTTCGCCAAATGTCTCACCGGTGTGCATATCAATGTCTTCCATTGTATAATGAGCACCTGCTTGTTTAACTAAATCAAAATTCTTCATGATTGCTAACCAACCACCCCAATTGTCAATTCCAGAATCATAATAGATTTCGTAATCAATCTTACGGTGTGGAGGTCCCATACGGTTTTTCACAACCTGTACATTTGTTTTACTTCCTACCACTTGCTCGACGCCATTCACCTTTGCTTTAATCATCCCGGTGTTTTTTAAGCGTAGACGAACTGATGCATGGAATGGAATTGCTTTACCGCCAGATGTTGTCCACGAGTCTCCGAATGATACACCTAATTTAGTTCTTAACTGATTGGTGAATATCAAACAAATTCTTTCTCGCGCAATCCAATTAGTTACTTTACGCATTGCCTTTGATAAAATAATTGATTTCGATGTTGCATAACCATCTTTGTCATATTCTGCAGACATTTCAATTTTTGTAGATGCACCCATAATAGAGTCAACTACAATTGTAACTAAACGGTCTTTGTCTGACTTACGAACACCTTCTACGATAGTTTCAATTGTTTCGAAAATCTCTTCAATTGTCTCTAAAGGAACATAAAGCATTGTTTTTAAATCAACACCAATAGCCGTTAAGAACTCAGAGCTAGTTGCTGACTCAGTATCAATATATACTGCCAATCCGCCTTTTTTCTGTGTTTCTGCTAATGTGTGTGCTGCTAATAACGATTTACCTGATGCTTCTAATCCGGTAACTTCAGTGATCCGTCCCACAGGAAATCCACCATGGGGACGGTTTGAAATTGCTAAATCAAGCATCGAGCAGCCAGATGAAATCCATTCTGATACATTGCTGGGAGAATCATCATCGCCATCTAAGAAGTATGCAGATTTTAATGCGGTACCTTTAAATTGCTTGTTAATACTATCAGCTAATGCGTTTGCTAAACTGTCTACTACTTCCAGTTTACTCTTACCCTTTGCCATAATTGCTACCTAATTAGTTAAATAAATCGTTGAATGCTGATGCAACATCTTCTGTTTTAGTAACAGGTGGTGTTGATGATTTTGGTGCAGCTGCTGCTACTGGTGCTGCAGTTTCTTCTTCTACATCAGAGTCAGCTGATTCAGGATTCATCCATTCTTTAAGAGCATTTTCTAATTCTTCATAAGAAGGCTCTGGGAAGATGTCTGTGATTACTGGTTGATTCATGATTTTCTCTGCGATAGCTTTGTCTTCAGTTGCAGGTTGAGTATTAGGTTTAACTCGGATTGATGTTTTTGGGAAATTCGCACCTTCTGCTGGTGTAAATTCTACATCAATGTCACGACCATTCATTAAGTCTGTGATATCGCCATAATCTGCATCAGAGATAATAGATAGAAGCTCAGTGTAAATTTGTTTACCAAAGCCCCAAAATTTAACTCCTTCTGATTCTTTTCCGCGGACGATTACGGGTACATAAGTACGCATTTTTGGCTCAATTTTACGACCCATTAGCCATTCGTCTTTGTCGCCGGTCTTTTTCAATTTATCTGCAAACTCAACGATTGGATCTGCGTTACCAAATGAAATTGGTGACAACATAGATCTTTTACCGATGTCATAATGAAAATAAAGTTCTAAGAATGGATTTTCTTTGCGGTGGACGTAAGGTACGATTCTTACTCGCGTTTTGCCTGCTTCAGGTTTCCACAAATTTTGTTTTTTGTCATCAGATTTGTTTAACTGATTCAACTTCGCTTTGATAGCGTCGAGGTTAAGTGCCATAAGTGCTCCTTTGTTAATTAAGTAAATAAAAATATAAATTATTAATTATAATATAGATAATTAATGGGTTAAATCAAAGTAATTAGTTAAGTATTTTTTGTTTTATTTTAAATTGCTATTAAATATCTTATTAAATATCTCTTAACTGGTCGACACTAAATCCTAATATTGAAGCATTGGAAGTAATTGCTCCGGGATAGATTCGTTTAGATTCTTAGTACAAAACCGGATCATATTTTCTTTAAGAATGTTTTCTAATTTTATCATAATGTTATTTCCGTTGAATCTGGATATCCGTTGTTGTTTTGATCTGTATCTTGTGAGTCTTTAAGTTTCCAATGATTTAACATTTTGTTAGGTCCAAAGAAATAATATTTTGTATTAGCGTTAAGTGTGCGGCCTTTCATACCATATTCCCACTTCGTAGTACCTACTCCTTTAAGATTGGTAATTGCTATACCTTTAGAGTCAATCTTTACAATTGTACCAGTTGCTCTAGGATCTTTGTCTTCACCATACCACTCTACTGCATCACCGATCTTTGCGTCTTTTGGATCAATAAAGAATTTGTTTTTAGCTGAAACGTTTTTATTGAAATCACCCATTAATGCAGATAAAAACCCTCCTTGTTCTGATATTAAGTTTTTTAATTTTATCATTTCAACCTTTATACTATAATAAATATCATTTCCAAGAAATTTTCTTGAAGAACGTCAATTCAATAACACGATATCCGGCTTCATCAGTAAGGATAAATGAATTTTGATAAATGCTCCAATCCAATTGAAATGTCTTGTCTAATACACCATTGTTAACTGCCTTTATAACTTCATTAAGTGCATTAACTGTATACAAGGTATTGGTTTCTTTTTTTCGATGGATACTAATAGTATTCTGTCCTCTTTGCGTTCCGGCATCTGCATTGTATGTGCAATACAAATTATCCGGCATTTCTACATTTGCAAATACAAATATTCGACGTTCAGGTATTATGTAGCTTTGTTGTACATAATCTATAACAATGTTTAAATCTGAGCGATGTGCAAATGTGCAGAGTAACTGTGTTTTCAATTCATGTCCTTAAGATTGAAGTTGTATAAATTCATAATTTGTATATGCAGATCGTAATCCAAATGTCCACATTCCTTGTGATAATCCGATAATCGCCCAATCATTCGATGTAGTTACAATTGGAATACTTGGTCGATTTACATCATATGCAATCAATCCTAATATGCCGGTGAAGAATTTATTTTTTGTATTATTTAATAATTCAATCATTAGATTTGGATTTTTAACTAAATTATGATGTTTTAATTTATTAAACCAAATAGCTGCATTTCCAGTTTCATTGGTAATTTGTTGACCAATATTAATTGAAATAGCTTGTTCGTTGCTTGATGAATTTTGGATTTGTGTAAAATCATCATTTGTTATCCAATATGAAAACTGATCATTCCCGGTTTTAATAGTCATGCGGGCATCATGTATATCAGTATCTAAATCAGTTTTCCATAATAAATCATGTATTAGTTGCCAACCTTTATACATTTGTGACCAACCACTTTTATAACTAACCTCAGTATTTCGTACATTGTCAGTTAGTGGTAGGAAAATATTCTGGATTACTTTTATTAAGTCACTTAATTGTTGCCAGGACTGTTGATCTACTAAATCTTTTAATTTTTCAAATGAGTCTCCCATTTCTGATAATGGGATTACTATGTCATTAAAAAATGTATTTGTTTGTGAAAGTAAATCTCCAGCAACCGGGATACCGTTTTTTGCAGGTCGGAATGTTTTTCCTTCTGGTGCTTTACCCATTTCGCCAGATTTGGTTGGCCTAGGTAATTTTCCAATTTCTTTAACTTCCCATTCGCCCTCTGGCATTACGATGTCATGCATCGCTGTTCCACCTGGTTGTGAGTTTGCTGTTGCTAATAAAACTTCAATTTCTCCACGACCCATTCCTGCTGCTGCTTTACCTAATGGTAAAATATCATAAAATTTAGCAAACGATTTATAACCACCAGACATAAATGATTGTATCGTGTGCTGTCTATAATTTTTATTGAATTGATCTCGTTCTTCATCAGATAAGGATTCATATCTATCTTGAATCTGCTGAATTAAATCAGCTGATAAATTTAATTGAGAAAATTCTACAGGTTGAGTTTGTTCATTCAATCCTTGAGCTTTATTAGCTATGATTTTAGCTTCTAAAGGTGTAAGATCCGTCATTTCTAAAATTATATCATACAGCAGCTTGTAGTCTTTTGGCTGTGTAGGATAACCTTTTGGTAATCGGTAACTCCACTCTGTAATAATTGACTCAATAATCATAATTCCAGTTTTTTCATTTTATTATATATATCACCGACACTCGTTTTCACCGAGAAACGGCCTTCTTCTAATATTTGCTTTACTTGCGGTAAAATAGTTCGTGCTTCAGACATTTCTATATCCATTAACACAGAATCATATGTATACAATATGATGCAACTTTTATAATTAGCTAGGTATTGTTGCACCCTGTCAAGTTTCTGTACAGACACCTCAGTTTCCACAGCTTGCAAGTAATAATTAAATAACTTGTTTGCTGTCATATTTTGTGTGTCTTCCTTACAAATATTTCGACCCAATATTGGCGTTTCTACACAATTAGATCTTTTAAATTTATCCCATAGCTTGTAAATAAACGCATTTACTTGTTGAAAGAAAGGGATAGCTAAAAACTCTTTATCAATACCTCCATACAATAACCGGAATGTTATTGCTTTGCTTTCATTGCGTTGTTCGTCTGTTAATTCTGTAGTATCAAAATAAAATCTACCTAAATAATCGTGAATAGATGATACTGGCAATTCATATCCGATTAATTTTGCAATCAATCTTACGTGATATGAGTCAAAGTCCATTTCTACCAATGCCCCACGTTCGAACCGACTAACAAATGCAGAACGTGTGCCATCTTCTTTGTTCATTGCCGCGAAATTAAATCCTCGGAATGCATTGCTCGGTCGTCCTGTTGTGGTGTGGTAATTGTATTGTGAATAAACACGATCTTCATGTATTAGTTCCGGCATTCTGAAATCCGGTGTTACTGCTAATCCAGCTGATTCAATTTCGGCAAATACTCGAGGATAAGTTTCGTTAAACTTTAAATATGAATCCGTCAATTTTACATTCACACACATTGGCCATGCATAGTGACGTATCTTTTGACACATTGCTAAATGTTGTTGCAATGGAATGATTGAATTTATTTGAGGTAATGCAGTATGTCGTCTCCAATAAAATGTGTGAGCTGCAGTTGGATAATGAGTTTCATCATAAGCCTCCCCATATGTATACCACCAAAGAGTTTTCACGTCCCATACGGCTGCGTTTCCTTGTATTTGAAGCCATTGTTTCTTGTCATGGATAAAGATATTATCTAACGCAAGAAAGTCTTGGATACGTTCAGGGAAGCCCCTCATTTGTTCAGTATGACGTAGTGGTATCATCCTCTCAACTGCATCTTCTGTATATACATAGATTGCAACGAGTGGATTTTGTGAAACGTGCCACGTGGGATTTGCAAATATCGGAACGAGTAGTGTCTTGCGACCTCGAATCATTTGCAACGTTGCATCAATATCTTCAATACTATCCACTATCATATAAATGAATAATAAGAAAAATTTATCAGTAATCCAAGCCGTTTATGTCTTTTGGTACTATAAAATCCGAATCGGTATAAAACTCAGTTAGATTAGATAAATGAGTTTGTATTAATGGGATAGTTAATGCTGCTATGGAAATTGCTTTTCGATTACGTGTTATAACACCTGGTTGTGTTATTCCATTTGTTATTGTGTCTTGCAATGC